ATTTTTTATCCTAATGTTGATTTGGCTATGTCTGCTCAAACTAAAGAAAATGCGGCATCTATTTTAGGTGCTAAAATAATGGAGATAAAGCGATATTGGCCTATTCTTAATAATGAAATTAGAAAATTAAAAATAGACAAAAATGAAATTAATGTAACGCTATATAACAACTCTACAATAAGTATTCTTGCTAATGCTCAAACATCTAAGGGTCAACGTAGACATAGGTTAAACATAGAAGAGAGTGCTCTATTAAACAATGAATTGTTTTTAGATGTGCTTGAGCCTATTCCTGCAATGCCTAGAAGAACCACTGGTAAATTAGGAATTAAAAACCCTTATGAACTTAATGGTCAAATAAACTTTTTTACAACAGCGGGGTTTAGGGGTTCAGACGAATTTATAAGACTTAATAGTATGATAGATGACATGGCAGAACTTAATGGTAGATTTGTTATGACAGCAGATTGGCAACTTGCTTGTTGGTTTGGTAGAGGTCCAACAAAAGAGCAAATGTTAAAGAAAAAAGAAGAAAATTCAGCCTTGTCTTTTGCTCAGAATTATGATTCTATATGGGCGGGAGCGGGCGATGGTAGTCTTGTAAGTCCTAATAAATTATTTAATAGTAGAAAAATAGAAATACCATTATTTGACAATAAAGACAATAGGGAGCTTTATTTAGCGGTTGACGTTGCTCGTTCAGAAAAAGACAATAATAACCAAAATGCTTTGGCTATACTAGAAGCAATTAGAGATGAATCTGGTATGTTAAAACATATAGATTTAGTCAATATGTTTGTTTTATCTGGCACAGCTACTTTTACTGAACTTGCATTATATACCAAACAATTGTTCTTTGGGTTTAACTGTTCGGCTGTTATTATTGATTCTAATGGTCTTGGTAATGGACTAAGAGACGAATTATTAAAAGAGTCAAAAGATGATAATGGTAAAGTTTATCCTTGTTTTGTTACTTTTAATACAGAAGCAAAACCTGACACAAACAATTATGTAAGAGTTATGTTTGACTTGAAGCCGCAAAGTGCTAATACTGATGTTATCGTTTCTTTTATAGATGCTGTGGAAAGTGGTCAATTAAGATTGCTTGTTCAGAAAAACTTAAATGAATATGATGTCGCTACAGGTGCGGGCTATGAAGAAAAAGTTTTACCATATCTTAATACTGATTTGTTTATAGAAGAAGTTTCAAATTTAAAACTAAAACAAAATGGTGCGGGTAAGGGATATTCTGTAGTTAAAAATTTAAGCAAGATAGACAAAGACCGTTGGGCGGCTACTGCTTATGGAATATGGTTTATAAGAACTTTTAAGTATAGTGTTGAAAGAAAAACAACAGACTTAACAGATTATATTATAGCGACGAAAAAACAGAAAAAGGCAAAACAGCCAATGATACAAAAAATACAGCGGCGAAAAAGTAGATTTTTCGACAGATAAGAAAGGTGGTGAAAATTTTTGGCTGAAGAAATGAAAGCATATGATATGTGGAAAAGATTGACTGAAGAACTTGATGTTAAAAAATCATTTAGCGCAACATTTAATCCTTATTCACAAAATAACAGGCTCAAAAAGGTAAAAACATCACCTAGCAGAAAAACAAGGTCTGAGTTACAAAAGATGTTAGAAAATCCAGCTGATAATGAGCAAGCTCTTAGAGCTATTAGTTGGTATTTTTATAATTCTATAACACAGATAATGAAAGAAACTCATTTGTATTCTGATATTCTTAGTTATAGATGGTGGGTAGAGCCTAATAGTGTTATTAAGGCAAAAGTTTTTAAGAATGAATATGAACAAGCTGTAAAATGGATAAAATCTATAGACCCTAAGAAAACATTTAGGGAAATAGTCTTAGAAGTGATGCGTGAAGGTAAGGTTGCCTATGCTGTTAGAGATACTAATAGCGGAATGGTGCTACAGAGATTGCCTTCTGATTGGTGGAAGGTTGTTTACAGAACGCCTTATGGCTATCAACTGGCTTTTAACTTTATGTATTTTATAACAGAAGGTGTTAGTGTTGATTATTTTCCTGAATCATTTAGAGAGATATATAATCAATTAAACAAGGTTTATGACCCTAGCAAAAATAAAATAATTGGTAAAGTTCCTGATATTTTTCAGGTGGAAAAGCGTTATCAGAAATTTTTATATTGGGCTGAAATTCCTATAAAAGATGCCTTTGTATTTAGCTTTGATGAAACAGTTGCTGAAGCTGTACCGCCACTAATGGCACAATTTATTAACGCTAACGACTTAGATAGCTATAAGTTGCTACAACAGCAGTTACTAGAGATACCTTTGAATCAGATATTAACAGCTACTGTTCCACTACAAAAGAATAATAAATCTGGTGCTTATCTTGATGATACAGCAATTACGCCTGAACTTTGTGTTCTTTATGAAAACTCTATTAGGGCTAGTTTGCCAGACAATATTGACTTTGTAGCCGCTCCGTTTGAAGATTTTAAATCGTTTAGTTTTGATAATGCACAAACAAGAGATAATATTGTTGGAGATAGTATTTCTAACTTCTATAATGAAGCTCTTGGTGGTCTTATCAACACAAGTGATAAGCCTTCTATGAGTGCTATTAAAACACAACAAGTTATTGAATCAAGATTTATAGATGTTATATATGGACAATTTATGAAATTTGTTAATATGCACTTGAAGATAATGAATTTTGATTCTTGTAGTTTTGTTATGTCTGGAAATGTTTTTACTGATGGCGAAAGATTTAAAGAAGTAAAACAAATGATAGATAGTGGTAATACTAATATGTATCTTGAATATTTAAGTTTTGGCAATCAAGACTTGGTTACAGCCAAGAGTTCTATGGAACTTGTTGATGCTTTTGGTATTTATGATATGTTTAGAGTGCCGCCTACATCATTTACAACTTCTTCTGATGAAGAGAGTAATGGTGGTAGACCGTCTTTAGACCAAGAAGATATGACAAGCGATGGTTCTATAGACAGTGCAGAGAGCGGGGCTAATACAAGCGAAGGAAGGGGGCTTAGTTAATGATTCTTAAAACTGTAAAATGTATAATTAAACATTTTGAAGATACTTCTTATAAAAGAGATAAAAGATTTTTGCCAGTAGAGTTGTGGATTGTTAGCGAAGGTGAAAATCCTAATAAGTCTAATTTTCTCGCTGAGAGCTTAGATTCTGCTGTCCAAAAATTTAGGAATATTTCTCTTTCGGCTAAATATGAAAAAGCTAAAAAAGATTTTTTAGGACATGAAGTTTTATTTAAGGGTGTAGACGAAGATGGTTGGGGTAAATATGAATATATTGAAACGCCTATTGGTCTTATTCCTGAAAGCGGCAATCCTAGAATAAGCATTAGCGAAGAAGATGGTAAAAGATGGATAGTTGCAGATGCAATTATTTGGAGCGAAAGAAACAGAGATATTGAATCTTTGCTTTTAAAAAATAAAATTAACAACATTTCAATGGAAATAGTTGTTGATGATTATTACGATGAAAATGGTGTTCAGGTTATAAAAGATTTTACGCCATTGTCGGTAACATTTTTAGGTCAAGATAGAAAAACTGGTATTCGTGGTGCTAAAAGCATAGTAAAAGAAGATTTTGATAATTTTTCACAATCTTTAATGCTTGCTTTTGAGAGTGAACCTGAATACGGCTACGGTGATAGAATTAAAATTGACCTAAAGAAAACAAGCGTATCAGATACTGATTGGGGAGATGTCGATAAGACAGAGCTTAGAAATCAGATACTGGCGGCAGAAAATTATGAACAGCTTGTTGAAAAATGTTATATGCTAATAGAAGATGGGTGGCAAGATGCTCCATCAGAAAAACTTGGTTATCCTGTTTGTCAAATAATAAGTGGCAAACTTGTTTATAACAGAAAAGCGGTTTCGAGTGTGAGAGGGTTCTTGGAACGCAACAAAGACGAACCTTATTATCCGGCAGTAAACGCTAGATTAATCAAGGTAGAAAAAAAGATTGGTGTTTGGAAAGAATTTGACAACATCAAATTTGAAGGTGGTGCTGATTTGCTCAACGAAAAAATTATGGCTTTTTTCTCTGAACAATTTGGTGACAACTTAATATCCGTAAACGACAATTTTGTATCTTATGCTAAGATTGAAGATGGCGTTATGAAATTCTTTGCTAAGAAATACGCTGTAGAACCTTGTGAAGATGCAGAAGACGAAGAGACATTGTTGATGGAAGAAGATGAAAAAGAACTTGATATACGCTTTGCGCTTAGCGAAGTTACAGAAGATGGTTCTGAAACAGTCTCTTACATGGAATCAGACGGATTTAATAAAGTTGTTTCTAAGGTGTTTGAAGAAAAAACCGCAAAAGAAAACGAATTAAATGAAAAGAATATTCAGTTTGAAGAAGTTAAAGCTGAGCTTGATACTACAAAAGCTGAACTAGAAAAAGAGAAAGCTGAAAAAGAAGAGTTTGCTTGTAAAAATGAAAAATACGAGAAGGAAAAACTCAATGCAGAGCTTTCAAAAGTTGTTAAAACTTATGAAGAGAAACTTGGCAAAGAAGGTACGGCTGAGTGGACAGAAAAGATTGTTCATTATGAAGACACAGAAAAACTTGAAAAAGATATTTTGTATCATATCGTAAAGAATGGTTCTTTTGAAGATGTTAGTTATAAAATTCCTGTTGGTAAAAAGCAGGAAACCAAAGCCAAAAATGGCTGTTGGGATATAATTGAAAAAGTATAAAAAATAAAGGAGATAATTAAACATGAATACACACAAAATCTTTAAGCCTAGCTTGATGGCTTCACAGAACATTGACTCTCTTGTAAAGACTGTCGTTCTTGATGCTGACTGTGACAACGGTACAGCCGTTGTTATTGGTGCTCCTACTGATACAATTTTTGGTGAGACAGATGCAAATTGCTTTGAAGCAGATTTGACTTCTACCGCCGCTGACATCGTTGCTATCATTGATGGTGATGGTAATGGTACTGCTGAAGGTTATGACGTTGGTCTGAAAGACCCTAGAGCTTTTTATAATGTAGCGGGTTATGCTACAAGAGCAAGAGTTCTTCAGCCTTTTGACGAGTTTGTAATTGAGAATACAGCTATTAATGGTGAATATGTTGCACAGACTAACATTGTTGTAGACACAACAGTTGGACAGGAAGGCAAATTTGTTCTTGCTGATGCTATTACTGGTTATGCTTTTGCAGGAGAAATTCTTGCTAGAGATATTTCTATCGTAGTTGGCAATACATACGTTGGTGCAGGCACACTTGTTAGAGTTGTTAGGAACACACCTATCGCTGATTTAGTAAACCCTTAATAGCGACTCTATCAGAGCTGGGAATAGGGTCGCTGACACTTACGCCTGTGTTTGATGATGAAACATATGCGTACACAGCAACAACAATTAATTATTCTGACATAATTTCAGTTGACACAGCCGAAGAAGGTATAAATGTTGTTATAACTGTAAATGGTGACATTATTGATAATGGTGATGCTGTAGTTTGGGAAGATGGCGAAAATACAGTAACAATTAATACTTATGCAGGTTTAATTACTGAAGAGCATGTTGTTACAGTAACTAAGGTCGATGCTACACTTTCTGCTTTGGAAATTGGAACATTAGAACTTACACCAGCTTTTAACGGATATACTTTCGAGTATGCTGTTGAAACAGAAAATGCTACAGACACTATTACAGCTACAAGTGCCAATGTTGGTGCTGTCGTAGCAATAGAGCTTAATGAAGTAGCTCATACAAGTGGAGATGCCGCTACATGGTTGGCGGGAGAAAATACAGTAGAAATAACAGTGACTGTTGGTTCACTTGTTAACACCTATACAATTATAGTGACAAAAATTTAAGAAATAATAAAGGAGATATTACAAAATGATTAATAAGTTTTTTAGTGCAGAGACAGTACCCGCCGCTGGCGATACTTTCAATGCTTGTGTAGAAGGTCTGGTAGACCTTTCAAAACACTTTATGTACAAACAGCACAAGGGTAGTTCTTTGATTACACCTTATAATCAGGCAGTTATGGCAGAGAGAAACAGTTTTTTCTCTACATATTCTGATGAAAAGGATTATGACGAAAAGAACAAGTCTCTTTCAAAGGCTATTCTAAAGTATTCTTGCGAAGGCATTGACTATGCTGACATCGAGAATCCTGAATCAATGAAAAACCCTATGATTAAGAAAAATAGTTCTTTTCAGAACAGGTTCTATGCTATTATGGCTATGGCTCTCCCTTCAATCACATCTGGTATCGTTGCTTTCAACTATGCAGGGTTTGGCGAAGTAAGAGATACAGCTTTTGGTGATACAGCTAAGTTTGAAGTTCCTTCTAGCCAGTTGTTCACAGTAAATAGAAGCTCTACTGGTGAGAGACATGGAGCTATCCAGAGAATCTATGACACAGAGTTTATTGTTAAGACAGAAAATTACGATGTTACTATCGCTATTGACTGGTTCAAGATGGTAACAGGTAGATTTGATTTGGGTGATTGGGTAACAAGAGTTGCTAATAGCTTTGCTCATGACATCGGTTATAGAGTTTATAAGACTCTTGATGATAGTTATGCTACGCTCCCTGCCGCTCTGAAGCTTGGTGGCTTCTCTGATGCTAACTGGCTGACAATGAGTGATAGAATTTCTGCGGCTAATGCCAATGCTTCTATCTTTGTTACAGGTACAAGAACAGCTCTTGGTTCAGTAGTTCCTTCTGACGATGGTATTCTGTATGGAATTTCACCTGAGTATGTTAATGCGGGTTATGTTGGTACTTATAAGGGTACTAACCTGATGCTGATGCCTAATGCTATCAAGAAGGGTACTGTACATAGTTCAGGTACTTTTGAAATGTTGGCAGATGACACCAGACTTTATTTCTTGCCACTAGTAAGTGACAGACCTGTTAAGATTGTTATGGAAGGTGGTTCAATGCAGATTGAGTCAGCTCCTGAGACAATGGCTGATAGAGAGCTTGTTATCTCTGTTAAGCATAAGTATGGCGTATCAGTTGCTACATCAGCATGGTACGGTATCATGGACTTAGGCTAATAATTAAAAATAATATTTGATTTTTGCGGGGGTGGGGCGAAAGCCTTACCCCTAATTGAATAAAAGGAGAAAAATTAAAATGGCAACAGAACCAAAGAAAACTACTACACGAAAAACCACTACAGCTAGCAAGCCGAAGGCGGCTGTGACTAAACCTGTAGTTCCAGACATTGTTGAAACAAGAGATAATAGTGCTGATATTGATGCTATTATGAAGTTAATTCAAGAACAACAGAAAACAATATCACAGCTTCAAAAACAGCTTGCAGAAAAGCCTGTAGCGGCAACTCTTGAAACTACTAACGTTTATAACGGTCCTGACCCTAATAGAATTGTTTCCATTCTTTGTATGTACGACGGTGAAAGTTTAACACTTAAAAGCGGTCATTCTGGTGAATTTGTAACACTTTACGGTTATGGTGACAAACAATATATTAGATACGAAGCCGCCGCTAATGTTGCTAGAATGAATAGGCGTTTTGCTGAGTCTGGCGCTTTTGTTTTTGATGATAGCGAACTTATTAAGAACTTTGGTCTTGAAGGAAAATATAAAGATTTTATTGACAAAAAGATGATGGACAAACTTGGTGAACTTGACTCTGAAAGTCTTGTTGGTCTTTATAAAAGAACAAATGATAAATACAAGTCTATGATTGTTGATATGTTTGTTAAAAATAGTGTTGATGGTATTAGTGGTTTTAATGATAAGAACAAAATAGAAGCTCTTAGCGAAGCTAGTGATAAAGACATACAAGCTATTGCTGATGAATATAAAAAAGCTAAAAAGATGGCTAGTTAAAGGGGGGCTGAGTGGTGATAGGATTTACCACAATTTATAGTCAAGCCGTTTCAAGGTTTGATGACCCTATTCTTTCTAAGAATTACAGAGAAAGCCCACAGGATTTTTATGGTATCATGTACCAAAGAATGAAGGCGGCTATTGCTGACTTTGTTATGCCTACGGCTACTGCTATAAAACTGAATAATTTTACCGAGCCGACTTTTTATACAGAAATATTCAGCGGTGATGGGGAAACAGATACATTTAATTTGACTGATACAACTTTAGATTTAACTAATGCAAATTATTATTGCATAATTGATGGAGTAAAATATGCAGTTAGCATAAGTAATTATGTAGTAACGTTACCAATAATACCATCAGAAGGTGTAGATAATGTAGTAGTTAATATTTATATAGATGGACAGTTTAATGATGATTTAGATTTAGCAGAGCAGGAAATACTTTCTTTATTTTTGGTAAAGGCATGGGCTGAAAAAGAAAGAAATTTTTTACTTGATTAAAGTGGCTGTCGCATACTCGTGACTTTAGTCGTGAGTTAGACGGTCAAAATAGTCAGCATATATAGAAATATGTATGTAGAGGTGTGATTTACGACACCCAATACTACTTGAATTGCTGGGAAACCCTAAAGCTATTTAAACTACAACATAATACCTCAATGGTATAAGTGTGAATGTTACGAAAGTAGAAAAAATTAAATAGATGGTGCAAGGTTAAATCCTAAACACTAAATAATGGGCAATCAGCAGCTAAGACCGAAAGGTAAAGTTCAACGACTATTCCTCTTGAGGGAAGTACACACAAGCGTGTGGAAGTGGGTAGACCCTAACGTGTAATAACGAGGGATAAGATATAGTCTGTGCTTATATGAAAGTATAAGAAGTTCATAAGAGAACTGCATAGAGAGTAGCGACTTTATGTGAACGACAACCTCCAAAATATGGACTGCGGTTCTTACATATGTTATATAAAATATAGCAAAATATTTTGTAATCATTTGACAAATTCAATTATATATGTTATTATAGTTTTGGGTGATAACAAGAAAGTATATTCAAAGTCAAAAAGTCAAGTGAGGTGAGAATTTTGGAAAGAGCATATAAGTTTCGTATATATCCTAATAAAAGTCAAAAATTACTTATAGCAAAGAGTTTTGGTTGTGCAAGATTTGTTTACAATTATTATCTTGCTAAAAGGATTAACTTATATAAGGAAACGAAAGAAACATTAAGTTATAATCAATGCTGTACTGATTTAACTAAATTAAAATCAGAATTGTTATGGCTTAAAGAAGTAGACAAATTTGCTCTCCAAAATTCATTGAAAGACCTTGATAATGCGTACAAGAAATTCTTTAAGGAACATTCAGGCTTCCCTAAATTCAAAAGCAAGAAAACACACGATTTCTCATACAGAACAAGCTTTACAAATAATAATATTCAGTATTATGGTAAACATATTAAACTTCCTAAATTAGGAATGTTAAAAATAAGAGACAAACAAATACCACAAGGACGAATATTAAATGCTACTATTTCACAAGAGCCAAGTGGAAAGTATTATGTAAGCCTTTGCTGTACAGAAGTAGAAATTAACCCTTATGAAAAAACAAATAGTGTTATTGGATTAGATTTAGGAATTAAAGAATTTTGCATTACAAGTAATGGCGATATGGTAGCAAACCCTAAATAT